GAACGGCAACGGCACCGTCTCCCGCGACGAGTTCGCCAAGGGCGTCGCCGCCGTGGTGAAGAAGCACGCGAACAAGCTGGCCAACGGCCACGTCCTGGGCGGCTGGTACTCCGAGGACCGCGACGCCTACATGGTCGAGCTGACCCAGATCATGCCGGCGAACGACCGGGCCGGCGCCATCCGCGAGGGCACCCGGCGCAACCAGGAGGGCATCTTCGACCTCTCGACCGGGGACTACATTCCCACCGGAGGTACCGGTGACGCCCTCAACGCCCCGTAAGCACTACGTCAAGCCCGCCCAGGACAAGCCCGTCGACGACGACGAGGCCCTGGCGATGGGCTATGCGCTGTTCGACAAGCTCGCCGGCGAACAGGCCGAGACCGCCCGCCGACAGCAGGAGGACAACGACCAGGGGGAGTAGTCGACGTGGCCGTGCAGCGGGTCTACCACTGGAAGCACGGCTGGATCCCGTTGGATGCCTACGCCCGCCTGGAGCAGCAGCACGGTCGGGGCTCGACCTCGAAGCTCCGGGTCAACGTCGCCGAACGGCTGAACACCCCGGTCCGCGGGCTCAACGACCTCTCGCCGGCGCTGCAGGACAAGATCGGCGCCAAGCTGAAGACCCTGACCGGCCTCCCCGAGCCCCAGCTCGCCGCCAAGGTTCAGGACAACCTCGTCCGCCTGTACCACGAGGGCGACGCCTCGAAGGCGACCTGGTACGCCGACGAGGGCGCCGACATCGGCCGCCGCGCCGCGGCCGTCCGCGCCCAGTTCCCCGGCTCCAAGGTCACCCGCGAGCAGCTGACCGGCATGGTCGCCGTCACCTCCGCGCACAAGCGGTGGTTGGAGAACAAGGACTTCGCCGAGGCCATCGCGCGCAAGCTGGCCGCCGACAAGCCGTTCCCGGTCAGCCAGGACATGATCGACGACTACAACACCTTCACCGGGAGCCGCCGGCGCGGCCTGATGCACCCGCATCCCGAGCTGAAGCCGGGCACCTACAAGCCCTCCGAGTTGCCCACCGACTTCGTCGCCGCCAAGACGCCGGGCATGCCCCGGCACCTCAACACCGACTACGTGGTCAACGCCGCGCGGATCTACCGCGGCGAGGTGACCCTCGACCAGGCCGTCGGCGGACCGAAGCAGCGCAGCTTCGTCAACAACCTGCTCAGCCCGGCGGATCCCCGCTCGGTCACCGTCGACACCTGGCACTACCGCGCCGCGATGCAGGGCATCCCGCTCACCTACGACTTCGGCCCCAAGGGCAAGAAGAAGACCTACAGCTACACGCTGGATCAGTGGTCGAACCGCGACCTGGCCCGCCGGGACGGCCGCGCGGCGATGTTCGGCTACGACCCGAGCAGGGCGCCCACCGAGGCCAAGAACCTGAAGGCGATCTTCAAGGCCACCAAGGACCCGCAGGACTTCTTCCAGAGCGGTCCCGCCGCGGTCGCAGACCACTACGACGGCAGCTACGGGACCTATCCTTGGTTCGTGAAGCAGACGCAGGCCGCCGCCTCCAAGATCGGCGTGGCGCCCTCCGCCCTGCAGGCCGTGTCCTGGTACGCCGTCGGTGGCGGCGCCTGATGGCCTTCAAGCCGCTCGACCCCTACGAGGGCACCGAGACCGAGCCGCTGACCGGCCAGGACTTGGTCGAGCTGGTCGCCTTCTACAAGCGCACCGCCGACCAGAACGGCGAGCCCCACGACCCTGAGTGGGATCGCTGGCTGGCCGAGGACCAGGCGTCCACGGACGACTGAGCTTCACCCCACCTTCACACCGCACACGCACCCCCGAGCCAGCCGGCCGGGGGTGCTGTCGTGTGCGCCTCAAACGCCCCGGCCCGCCGCCGGGATGAGCGGGACGACCGCGCTTTCCAGGTCGGTGGCCGACGGGCCGTAAACGGATCGAGAGGGCGAAAGCCATGACCATGCCCGAAGGCCAGCAGACCGGTGGTGACCCCGAAGGTGGTGACCCCGAGGGTGGCCAGCAGGCCGCAGCCCAGCAGACCGCCTGGGCCCCTCCGGCCTCCCAGGAGGAGCTGGACAAGCTCATCGAGAAGCGACTCGGCCAGGAGCGGAAGAAGTACCGCGACTACGACTCGCTGAGGGCCAAGGCCGAGCAGTACGACTCGCTCGCCGCGTCGGTGCAGACCGACCAGGAGCGCGCCGTCGCGGAGGCCCAGGAGACCGGCTTCAACGCCGCGATGGGCTCCGTCGTGCCCCGCCTCGTGCGGGCCGAGTTCAAGGCCGCCGCGCTCGGACGGCTCACCAGCGAGCAGCTGTCAACGCTGCTCGAAGACGTCGACCTCACCAAGTACGTCGACGACGACGGCGAGCCCGACACCGAGCGGATCAACAAGAAGGTCGACGCCCTCGCGCCCAAGACGGCGCCCCCGAGCTTCGGCCAGGGCAACCGCCCGGCGCCCACCGCGCCGAAGTCCATGAACGACCTGATCAGGGGCCTTGCCACCAAGGGCTCCGTGACCCTCACGGGCCGCGACCTCCTCTGATCTCAGCAGCGCACCCGGCATGGCGCGGGGAGCTGCTTCTCCCGATTCCCCGAAAGAGAGGTACCAGCCATGCCGCAGAACAACATCATCAGCCGGGGCGATGCCCAGGCCCTGATGCCGGAGGAGGTCTCGAACGAGCTGCTCCGCACCGTGGTCAGCCAGTCCGCGACCCTCAGCCGCTTCCGTCGGATCCCCGTCGGTCGCCAGCAGGTCCGCCTGCCCGTCCTGTCGGCCCTCCCGACCGCCTACTTCGTCGCCGGTGACACCGGGATGAAGCAGACGACCGAGCTGGCCTGGGCGAACAAGTTCCTCAACATCGAGGAGATCGCCGTCATCGTCCCGATCCCCGACAACGTGATCGCCGACATGGAGGCGAACATCTGGGACGAGGCCATGCCCCTGCTCACGCAGGCGTTCGGCCGCTGCCTGGACAACGCGGTCTTCTTCGGCGTCGGCGCTCCGGCGTCCTACCCGGCGAGCATCGCCGCCGCAGTCGCGGCCGCGGGGAACATGGTCACCGAGGGCGACGCGGCTGCCGCCGGCGCCTACTTCGGCGACATCGACAACCTGCTGGAGAAGGTCGAGGCCGACGGCTACGAGGTCAACGGCTGGGTCGCGGCCACGTCGCTGAAGTCGCAGCTGCGGAAGTCGCGCAACACGCTCGGCGACCGGCTCGACCAGTCCCGTACCAACGGGGCGCTCAACGAGCTGGACGGCTACGGCATCAGCTACCCGATGCGCGGCATGTTCCCCACCGGCTCGGGCTCCGTCCGGGTCTTCGGCGGCGACTTCGACCAGTTCGTGGTCGGCGTCCGGCAGGACATCTCGATGAAGGTCAGCAACGAGGCCGTCATCCAGGACTCCGCCGGGAACATCGTCTACAACTCGTTCCAGCAGGATCTGACCTTCCTCCGGCTGACCTTCCGGGTCGGCTGGCAGGTGGCCAACACGATCAACTACGACAACCCCGACGAGAGCACCCGCTACCCCGTGGGTGGACTCGCCCTGGCCTGATCCCGGCCGCCATCCGGACCAACTCTGAAGGAAGGAACAGATCGCTATGACCACCACAGGTCACTCCACGGCCGGTCGGACGGTGGCGACCTTCGGGACCACCAGCGGCTCGAAGTCGGTCACCGGCCCGTCCGGGTCGTTCAACAACCCGGACGACGTCGACGTCGTCGTCACGGCCACCGGCGTGCCGGCGGGCGCCACGCTCGCCTCGGTCGAGTCGGACACCGCAGCCACGCTGTCGGTGAACGCCACGGCCACCGGCACGGTCACGGCCACCCTCGGCGCCGAGCTGGCGTCCGAGACCGGCTTCACCGGCTGGGTGCCCACCACGGCAGCCCAGCAGGCCGACTGGACGGTCGCCTCGGCCAACTCGGGCGTCACCCCGCCCGAGCACCTGGCGGATGGCAACACCCGCGTCACCCAGTACGTCGAGCACTAACCCTCGCGCCGGGCGCAGGCTCGCTACCCCTGCGCCCGGCGGCGAGGCCCCCCCGATCTGAGAGGACACAGCGATGTCCGACCACCCCGGCTACGTCGGGACCGCCCCCGATCAGGCCGACTACACCGTCGCCGGCGTGCTGGCCGGGAAGGCTCCCGTCCGCCAGCTGCACACCCGTGACGGCTACGAGAACGAGCTGCCGCCGAGCGAGCCGCAGCCGATGCCCTGTCCGACGGCTTCAGAGCCCCTCAGACAGCGTCAGACAGACAACCCGGCAGTGAGCGACCCCCAGGTGCCCCCGAGGACCGGGAAGGGCTCCTCAGCCGACGCATGGGCCCTCTACGCCGCGGCCAAGAACGTCTCGGTCGAGTTGGACGCCAAGCGCGACGACATCATCGCCGCCTGCGAGCAGGCCGGCGTCCCCACCGAGTAGCCCCCGACGGCCGGTCCCTGGCGGGGAGACCGGCCGTCGGGCCCACCACGCTTCGAGGAGGCCGGCATGAGTCAGGTCTACGCGACCCTCACCGACGTCGACGACGCCTACGAGGGCGTCATCCCTGCCAGCGACAGCGCGCGCATCACCGTGCTGTGCAAGCGCGCCTCCTCCCGGCTCTACCGGCTGATGCCGTCGATCGACTACCGGATCGCCGAGGGCGAGCTGGATCCCGACCTGCCCAAGGGCCTGGTCGTGGACGCCGTCCTGCGCGTCTACCGGAACCCCGAGGGCGTCACCACCGAGGAGATCGGCCCCTTCCACAAGGCGTTCAACCCCCGCAGCGTGCACGCCGAGATCACGTTCGACGAGACCGAGGTCCAGCAGCTGCTGGCCCCCATCCCGAACTACGTCCGCCCGTCGATCAAGGTCGGGATGCCGTCGCCGACGCAGGTCATGCGCGAGCTGGCCGGCCTCGCGCCCTACGACCCCGACAACGACGGCGACGACGACTCCGGCTTCACCACCGGCGGCGACACCGACGCCGATCCGACCACCGGCACGATGGTCTTCTGATGACCACGCTGCCCCTGAAGACCGGCGGCACGACGGTCACGGTCCTGCACGAGCAGGAAGACACCAACGGCGACAAGACCTGGGTCGACGGCGCGACCATCAACGGCTGCCTGGAGTTCCCGAGCTTCTCCAACAGCGGCCGCGTCACCTGGCGCTCGGAGCGCCAGACCAGCGGCTCCGACGTCGTCACCGATTCGCGCACCGCCTACCTGCCCTACGACGCCGTCGTCGGCCCGGTCGACCGGCTCCTGCTCCACCCGGTCGGCGACGATCTGGCCACCGACGCGACGCATCTGGACGCCGCGTACCGCCGCGAGCACAGCTACGACATCCTCGGCGAGCCGATGTACTGGAAGAACCAGCTCACCGGCTGGGCGCCCGTCTGCGAGTGCGCGCTGGTGCGGATCCC